GACTGGAAACCGCAAACCGTACGGTTCGTCGTGCTACAGCGCGGAACGGGTAGCTACTGGTCCCTTCGGGTGTACGTACCGGGGAAGGGGAAGCAGCTCTGGGTCGATCCCGCCAATGGATTCCGTCTCGGTGAGCTGACGTATGTCGGCCCTGCCGGACCCGAGACGAAACGGAAACTGGGCCTTGGATAGGGGCAAGTACCTCGACCGGCAGAAGCGCTACAACGATAGCTGGAAGGGCAAGGCCCGGCGCGACAAGTACGAAGAGAAGCATCCGGAACGTAAGCTACGATGGGAGGAAGCCCGCAATGCCATCAGACCCCGGAACGGCTGGTAACCCGAATGAGTTCGAGCTAGACAATATGTGGTACGAAGCATACGCCGACCAGGTCCATAGCTTCGGCAAGACCTGGCCCGATCCGCTCACCGACGAAGAGCAAGCGGCCTGCTGCGCCTACGCCGACTCCAAGGTGCGCCGCCCGAAGAGTGAGGAGTGGGACATTGGCAACGATCCCGCGCCGAGCTAACGTCACCCTCATCCGTCAGGAGCTGATGTATAAGTACGGCTTCGACTACGACTCCGCCAATGACGTCTTGTACTATACAGCCGACCACTGGCGGACGAATGGGCACAAGGCTAGTGAGTGGAAGGTACCGGATTCGGAGGGTTTCATTACTGTCCGTTATCACGAGCTATCCCGGTTTACTGTCGAAGATCATCGGGAAATTTCCTCGAAACCCCTAGACGCGAGACGGCGCATAGGGTATAATCGGGGGAGTAAGGGACTACCTGATCATACCAGTCAGGATCAACGAAAGGGAACGCATATGCCTCCTGCTGCTCGTGGACGTAGGTCCGCGACACGACCGGCCATTGAGCCGGAGCCGGAAGTCGCCAGCCAGAACGGCGAAGTCGACTTCCAGAGATACATCGACAAGGACTTCTCCCCGACGATGACCGACTTCATCACCTGGTTCGAAGACAACGTGGGAAGCCTGGATGAACTCCCGGTCGACAAGATCCTGATCCTCGGCATCCAGACCTACGGCCACTTCCAGAAGTCCGACTTCAACATCTCTCAGCGAGAGGCGCGGCGCAACGCTCGTGCGGCGTCCCGCCCGGAGCCAGAGCCAGAGCCTGAGCCGGCCAAGCCTGCCGGCCGTGGTCGTCCGCGTGGCCGTGCTGCGGCCGCACCGGAACCGGAGCCAGAGCCCGCCCCCGCACCCGCTCGCCGGGGTCGTGGCCGTGCCGCCGCCAGGGCCGGCGCAGAGGCTCCGTACTAGACCCCAGGCCCGGCAGTCTTTAATCCCCTTTTCGGCTGCCGGGCCTGGTTCACCCCTGGACGTCCCAGGCGGCGAATGGGCTGACCCCGCCCCAATCCTTCGCCGTCTGGGACCCAGGCCGTTCGGAGGGGTCATGAATAATCTGCCAATTCTACGAACGTCCGAGCGCGCTGCCTTCAAGCGCTGTGCCTTTCGCTGGTGGCTAGAGTACCGTATGGGCTATAAACCGCGAGGTAAGCAGGCGGACGCTCTCTGGTTCGGAATAGGCGTTCACGAAGCCCTAGCCCAGTGGTACGATAAGGGCACGAAGCGCGGCATCCATCCTGCCGACTACTTCGAAAGCTGGGCCGGGATAGAAATCAACTTCGCTAAGACGTACCTGGACGAGACGTTCGATGAGCCGGTATGGGTTGACGCCAAAGAACTCGGCACCGCTATGCTTGAGGAATATGTCGATTACTACGGCGAAGATCCTCAGTGGGACGTTATCGCTACCGAGCAGCAGTTCAAGGTCCGTATCCTAGACAAAGGCAAGCCGGTCGCCTACTTTACCAGTCGATGGGATGGCGTAGCCCGCGACCGCGAAGACGGCCTGATCTACCTACTAGAGCACAAGACCGCCGCGCAGATAGTAACGGCCTACCTAGAGCTAGACGACCAGGGCGGCAGCTACTGGGCGGTCGCCTCTCAGCTTCTCCGTAGTGCCGGCATCCTAAAGCCGGACGAGCATATAGCCGGGATCATTTATAACTTCCTGCGGAAGTCGATGCCCGACGACCGGCCGCAGAACGAAGAGGGTCTGTACCTTAACAAAGATGGCGGCGTCTCGAAGAGGCAGCCGCCTCAGTCATTTAAACGGGAACCAGTCGAGCGTAGCCCGCTAGAGCAGGCGACTCAGATCCAGCGGATCGCCGATGAGGTCGCGGTTATGAACGCCGTCCGCGCCAAGACTATTCCGGTCACGAAGACGCCGACGAAAGACTGCCCGCGGTGCCCGTTCTGGATTCCCTGTAACCTTCACGAGCGCGGTAACCAGCACGCATTCCACGAAGTGATGAAGGCAAACTACCGACAGGAAGATCCCTACAAAGATATGAGGAAGAGTGCGTAATGCCACCTACACGCGGCCTACGGGGCGCACGCGGCGGAGGTCAACGACAATCAGCTAAGCAGTCCCGCGAAGCGCCGATGTCTATGATGGAGGCGGACGTTGAGATTCACGAAGAGAATCTTGCCACCTCCGGAGGGACTGCCGGAATCAACATGCTTATCCACGGGCCGTCCGGCCACGGGAAGACCCTGCTCGCCGGCGGTGCGGCCGACGGTACCCGCAATGTGACGTTCCTCTCGACCGAGACGGAAGGTGTAGCATCCGCGCGAGCCGTCGGGAGCCAGGCCAAACTATGGCGGTGCCCATCCTGGGAGCACGCGGTTGCCGGCGTCAAGAAAGCAGAGAACGAGTTCACGGTAGACGACTGGCTCGTCGTCGACTCCGGGACCAAGATGCAAGAGATGTACATGCGCTGGATCCTCGAACGCGAGAACCAGCTCAACCCGCTCCGCGACCTAGACATCCCGGCGATCCAGAACCACCAGAAGTACCAGAATGGCTTCAAGCGCTGGACCGACCGCCTCATCGACGGACGCTTCAACGTCATCTTCATTACGACGTCGATGATCTCCGACGACGCCGAAGGTGAGGAGCAGGTCATCCCGCACCTGCTAGGCAAGAAGGGCGAGATCTCAAGCTACGTCAGCGCCCAGTTCTCCATATGCCTTTACTACTCCGTGGCGCGGGAATCCCGCGAGATGCGCGGCCAGATCCTACGCCGGGCGCTCGCCCAGCCGTACCCGCCGTGGTACGCGAAGGACAGGTACATGGCCCTCGGCAAGTTCTGGGATGTCGAGGAAGGTGACTACTTCGCTATGTCGAAGATGATCCAGGCCATCGAGAAGGCAAGAGCAAGGGAGATCGATGCCAGCAGCGAGGACCAGACAGGCTATCCTAGCAGAACAAGAGCCGCTCGTTCTGGACGATCCAGACTCACAGGACGTGGCGTGGCTTCGTAAGCACATCGAGAAGCGTCACCCCGGAGTACGCTTCATTACGAGATCGGAGCATGAATCAAACCACCGTCTCCAACAAAAGTACCTAGATCACGAACACACGAAAGGGACTAACATGGTACGCCTCCGTAAAGAGGACACCGAAGATCTCGACATCGATGAACTCGATGCCGTAGAATACTCAACAGAACAATTCGACTCCTACGACGGCGAGGTACCGCCCAAGGACATCGAGCTGGTCGGCTACGTCCGCAAGATGTGGTGGACGCGCTCCCAGGCGGGCGACCCCATGCTCAAGATTCTCTGGCTCGCGGCCGAGAACGAAGGTGACTATGAGGAATACAACGGCTGCCCATTCTGGCTCAACGCCGCGCTGATCGGCGCGGCCAAGTTCCGGTGGGCACCGTTCCTCGACAACTTCGGCATCACGCTCAAGGCCGTCAAGACGCAGACCGACGTTGCCGACAAGGACGACCAGAACGGCGCGCCCATCAACAAGATCGGCAACTGGCGGCCCGGCGAAGAGAACGACGAGTCCTGGTGCCGGATCATCACCAGCCGCGAGCGCTACAACGGCGAGTGGCAACCGCGCGTCGGCGAATGGCTCCCCTACGACGCCGACGGCGACCAGGCAGATGAAGAGCCTGAGGAAGATGAAGAGCCGGAAGAGGATGAGGAGTACGAGGAAGAGGAACCAGAACCAGAGCCGGAACCTGAGCCGGAACCGGCGCGCGGTCGCGGTCGCGGTACCTCCCGTACGGCCCGGAGCGCGACGGAGAAGCCCGCTGCCGCCCCGGCCCGTAGGGGAGCGCGAACCCCGGCTCCAGCCCCGGAGAAGCCCGCTCCGAGCCGTACGGGACGTAGCACGAAACCGGCCGCTAAGGCTGCCGCCCCTGCGCCGCCAGCCAGAGGTCGTGGACGCGGCCGGGCGCAGGCCGGCTATGACGACGAACCGCCGTTCTAGATAACAAGCACCGGACGGCCTGAGGAAATTCCAGCCACCTCAGGCCGTCCGGCCAAAAGGGGAGATAATGAGTTACCTAGAAACAGACACGCTCGACTGGCAGGTTATCTACAACGTCGACAAGTGGCTCGACGAAGGCATACCTGACGCCTACAAGGACCAGCCGATGGCACAGGACTGGGCACGAGTCTCGAAGGTCATCGAAGAACTTGGCGAAGCCGTCGCCGCGATGATCGGCTATACCGGCCAGAACCCGCGCAAGGGCATGACGCATACCAAAGAAGATATGGTCTACGAACTGGCCGACGTAGCGATGACGGCTATCCTCGCCATCCAGCACTTCACCAAGGCCGACGATGTCACGCGCGGGATCTTGCGGCGTAAGCAGGAGTCCATATACCGGCGCATGATGGATGCTAGGACCAAGGATGCCTAATCGAGTCGTCATCCTAGGCTGTGGTCCGTCCGGGCTGGCCGCGGCCAAGGCAGCTATCGATTCCGGATACCGGGTCCTGATCGCTAGCCATACCGACGAGCCGAGTACACAGTACGGATGTCAGTATCTTCACGCGCCTATCCCCGGATATGAGGATGTACCCCACACGACGGTAAGCTACCACCTTAACGGTACGACTAACCAGTACCGGCTAAAGGTGTACGGTTCGAAGTGGCCGGGCCGCGTGTCGCCGGAAGACTTCATAGGCGATCACGATGCCTGGGATATCCGCGAGACGTACCGACGAATGTGGCAAGACCTCCACCACCACCCGCTAGTAGGCTGGGCGAAGACGATCCCGATCCACACCGGGTTTATCCCGAGCCCGGTGTATGACTACAATCCGGACTACATCATCTCGACAATACCCGCGACCGAACTCTGCTACTTCCAGGGCCATACCTTTCAGTACCACGCTATCTACGCGAGCGGAAGCACGAGCCCGTACACGGCGATAGAAGACGAAATCATATGCGACGGTACTACCGACCACGACTGGTACCGGATCTCGCGGGTATTCGGGTACTCGACAATCGAGTGGTCGAGCGAGCCAAAGAACGGAAAGACAGCCGTCCGGGTCCGGAAGCCACTCAAGACGGACTGCGACTGTACGCCGTCAACGTTCCGCGTCGGCCGGTACGGTAAGTGGGAGAAGGGCTACCTAGTTCACCAGGTCTATCCGGAAGTAACGAGCATCCTGAAATGAGACGTAGCGCGCTCCCGAGTAGGCGAGAGGTAATGACCTTCCGTAGCGGCGACGGCAAGCCGGTCGTCGCGCTCGACATCGACGGCACCCTGGGCGACTACCACAGGCACTTCCTATGGTTCGCGGAACTATGGCTAGGGCAGCGTATGCCTCGGCCAGACGATATCAACCCAGGACTCCCACTTTCCGAATTCATGGAAGTCCCGCACGAGATCTACCGGGAGTGTAAGCTGGCGTACCGGCAGGGCGGCTTGAAGCGATTCATGCCAGACTACCCGTACGCTGCCGAGCTAACCCGGAACATCCGAGATATGGATGCCGAGGTCTGGATCTGTACTACCCGGCCTTACCTACGGCTCGACAACATCGACCCCGATACACGTGAGTGGCTCGGCCGCAACGACATCGAGTACGACGCCGTTATATTTGAAGGCGTCGAAGAGCATGGCAGACGGCACCTAACTAAGTATGCCGATCTCGTACGGCAGGTCGGCCTAGACAGGATCGTCGCGGTCGTCGATGACCTTCCGGAACAAACCGCTGACGCGTTTAGCAACGGGATTAAGCGGGTATATATAAGGGACCAGCCGTACAACCGAACCGAAGGCGTTCAGGGAGAACGCATCAACGACCTACAGACTCTCTGGCTCAGGCTCCGAAAGGACATCGCTGAATGGAAAGCAAGGCACTAATCGTCGGCGGACACTCCGGCATAGG